GGTCAAGAAGGGAAAGACCGTTGGACGAGGCAGAGAGAGCCGCGATCGACACACACGGGTTACACAACCTAGGTGACTTCAGACCAAAAGAGCCAACCGAGGCAGAGGTCAAAATAATCAAGGAATTATTTGAAAAATCTGTTGAAGGTGAGGCTTATGATCTAGAACAGTACGGACAGTACTTCAGACCAGCGGGCGTGGCTTACAATAAACCACAGACACCTGTTGCGGAAGCACCAGCGACCACGACGGCACCTGCATCTGAACCTGCTCCAGCAGTAAGCGAACCTGCACCAGCACCACAACCAGAGGCGGCCCCGGCAACGGCGGCACCCGCGGGCGACAGTGCCAAGAGGGCGGAAGACATACTGAAACTGATCAGATCAAGGCAAGCGAAATAATCTGACATTTTACCAAGGCCCGGGCATTGACTGTGTGGGCCTTGTGTAATATAATACGAGCATGAACAATATTAAGAAAGCGATCGAATGGATCTTGTACAAACAGATACCGGCATGGGTATTGGTAGTGTTAGTGATCATTTGGATCTTACTATAGGACGATAACAATGACAAAAGTGTTTGACGCAACAAAATTTAGAAAGAGTATAACAAAATCAATACAGGGTCTGGGTATAGGATTCAGTGATCCCACGGATTGGATCAGTACGGGAAACTATGCGCTGAACTATCTAATGACCAGTGATTTCAACAAAGGGATACCACTGGGCAAGGTCACGGTCCTCGCAGGTGAATCCGGAGCAGGTAAATCATACATAGCATCAGGAAACATAATCAAGAACGCACAGGAGCAAGGCATCTTCGTGATCTTGATAGACACAGAGAACGCCCTAGACGAACAATGGCTACAGGCATTAAATGTGGACACGTCAGAAGAAAAACTCCTAAAATTAAGCATGTCAATGGTAGACGATGTGGCAAAGACCATATCAGAGTTCATGAAAGGCTACAAGGAGCAACACGCAGACAACAAAGAAGGTGCACCAAAAGTGCTATTCGTCATAGACAGTCTGGGCATGATGCTTACTCCAACAGACGTAAACCAGTTCGAAGCGGGAGACATGAAAGGTGACCTGGGTAGGAAACCCAAGGCACTGACGGCATTGGTTAGGAATTGTGTCAACATGTTTGGAAGTTGGAATGTGGGACTGATAGCAACCAACCACACATACGCGTCACAGGACATGTTTGATCCAGATGATAAGATATCCGGAGGACAGGGTTTCATCTACGCAAGTTCAATAGTAATAGCGATGAAGAAACTGAAGCTCAAGGAAGACGAGAAGGGCAACAAGATATCAGAAGTAAGGGGTATCAGGGCGGCGTGTAAGGTCATGAAGACCAGATATGCCAAACCCTTCGAGGGCGTACAGGTCAAGATACCATACGACACAGGAATGGATCCTTATAGTGGTCTAGTTGACCTTTTTGAAAAGAAGGGCATATTGGTACAGACCGGAAACAGATTGAAGTATGTTGATCCACAAGGCAAAGAACACATAGACTTCAGGAAAGCCTGGACCGGTGATAAATTAGATATGATAATGGCGAACTTCAAAGAAAGCACAGAAGTAAAAACAGAAAATGTTGAAGAAGCACCAAAATCAAAAACAAAGAAAACCGAAACCAAAGAAGAGGACACTGAAGAATAATGATTGATTTCACACACGAAGACATAGAAAGACTATGGAACTCGATCACACACTACGTCCCGGAAAGATCCAAACTGGATGCGGCCATAGACTTCATAAAGAGCCTGGAGGACATCGGTGTCGAAGTTGATGAGATAAAAGCATCAGCGGAATATGATCCCAAACTCGAGGAAGCGATCAACACGGTGTTTGAAGAAGAAGACGAGGAAGAAGAATACAGCGAGGACGAATGATCAACTGGTACAGTGAAGTAAGCAGGAGCCTGGCAAAGATACCAGACTGCGTGGCCTACTTCGACAAGGAACTGTTAGAGGCAAGGAAGCAGTGTAAGATATATGGTAATTTAGAGAGAGCATCGGCGGCATTACCCGGGATTGTAGAAGAGAGATTCAGCCAACTACAGCAACTTGAAGCAATACTGGAATACCTAAACATAGAACTGAGGAGACTGAGATCAAAAACATTCCGCAAATTCCTGGAAAACTACAACAGAGCACTGTCCAGCAGAGATGCAGAGAAGTACGTTGATGGCGAAGATGATGTGGTCGACTTAACAAAAATTGTAAACGACTTCGCACTACTGAGGAATCAATGGCTTGGCATAACAAAAGGCCTTGACCAGAAGCAATGGCAGATAACCAACATCGTCAAACTGAGGGTGGCGGGGATGGAAGATGCCGACATCAAATAGAATCATACTCACAGACGTAGACGGAGTACTTCTGGAATGGGAACACCACTTCACTAAATGGATGTTGCAGAAGTCCTACTTCAACGACGATGGCAACAGATACTATCCACACAAATTATTACCCAACAAACAGGACGAATACGAGATGGCTAAGAGGTTTGGAGTTACCAAAGACGAGATCCGTGCTCTCATAAGGGAATTCAACCGGAGTGCCTGGATGGGCACACAGAGGCCCATGGAGGAATCACAGACCTGGGTCAAGTTGTTGGCCGCGGAGGGGTGGACATTCATACCGATAACATCGCAGACATCAGACATACCAGCACAGGAGTTGCGTAAGAGAAGACTGGGAGAACTGTTTGGAGATCATGTGTTCACAAATTACCACATCCTGGGCACGGGAGCGGACAAAGACAGTGCTTTAGCTGAGTTCCATGGTACCGGACTGTATTGGGTCGAGGACAAGCCTCACAACGCTGTAGCCGGGCTCAAATACGGTTTAACGCCTATATTAATCGATCACCAATACAATAGAGACTTCGAACACCCTGACGTGCTACGGGTAAGTAATTGGAAACAGATACACGAAATCTTATCAGGTAGAAAATGAAGGTATACGTAGGTTGGGATTCCAGGGAAGACATCGCATATCAAGTGTGCGAGCACTCTATCAAGCGCAGAGATCCTGGTGCTGAAGTATATCCTCTGAAGCAGAACGACATGCGCGAACAGGGCATCTACACCAGAGAAATTGACAAACTGGCCACCACGGAATTCACATTCACGAGATTCTTTGTTCCCTATCTCAACAACTACAAAGGTTGGGCGGTGTTCTGTGACTGTGATTTCCTATGGAAGGTGCCTGCGAAGGAGCTGGAACAGTACTGTGATGACAGTAAAGCAGTGGTATGCGTACAGCATGATTACACACCCGAGGACGGATCAATCAAGATGGACGGACAGATACAGACAGCGTACCCCAGGAAGAACTGGTCAAGCATGGTTTTGTGGAACTGCGGCCATGAGAAGAACAAGACACTGACCCCCGAATTCCTGAACAAGCAAACACCAAAGTTCCTGCACCGGTTCAGTTGGTTGGAAGATTCGGAGATAGGTTCTCTGCCACACCAGTACAATTGGTTGGTAGGGTGGTACAAAGAACCAAAAGATGGTGTACCAAAGATACTTCACTACACCGAAGGGGGACCTTGGTTCGATGGTTATCGTGACTGTGAATACTCAGACGATTGGAAGAAGGAAGTAATAAACCTTTTCAGCGCTTGATCAACTAGAATATGATTGAATAAAAGAACGTAAGGCGGTCACATCTGCGTCTATGTGCCTATCCCTTACTTTTGTCCACACCCAGTCATCTCTTTTGGAGATGTTGTTTTTTTTCCTTATCAGTTCGGCTGTTTCGTCAAACACTTTTTTTGCCTTGACGTGTACGTGTGGAAGTAGGATACACCTACCTAATTTCCGTGAAACTTTCTGGGTGTAAGAGTCAACGTACCAATGCCAAAAAAATGGTGGTGCGAAATATCCTAGGGTCCTGATCCAGTTCTTGTGCACCGCGAAGTGTGGTGCCCCAATCGATTCGTCACCCACATAAACCGGTTTTGTTTCGTCTTTGAATTTAGAACCTTTTCCCTTGCCATTACAGTCCCATGGAACCACCATGCATATTTTATCATCGTGGAGATCAAATGTTTTTTCTATTTCTCTATCCCAATCCTTGGTTTGGAATTGTATGTCATCACCTGCCAGGAACACAATGTCGCCGTTGCTTTTTTCCGCCAACTCGTTCCAACTCAAACAAGTGGATTGATGGGGGCCAACGCTAAAAAATTTAGGATCAAGAAGTTGTTTGTACTGATCTAACGTTGGATCATCATCATTTAAATAAAAAAGAAATTCGATATTATTTTCGTCACTTGTTGTTTCGAGAGCAGTCTTGACCAGTCGCTGGGCAAGTTTAGGTCTACCCCGTGACGGGCAACAAAGTGATATCATTAGATCAATTTATCTTTCCAGGTTTTTGGCGTTTTATCATTGATGATCTCTAGAGGTAAATGATATTGGAATTTCTTAGTTCCCCTGTTCCTTATGTATTCCGCAGTCTTTTTGATCGATTGTCTCATGTTTGTTGAGGTCTTGTATCCTAGCAGTCTCCTTGCCTTGTCAGACGAACAGGTAGCCAACTTCACTTCCTTGGGTCTATCGTCGTGGTGAATTGGGTCAAGATTGATCCCTGTTTCATTGGCACATGCCTCCGCAAGTTCGTTGATTGTCACTGGTTCCTCATCAGGGCCTATGTTGACCACTTCTCCCACAACATTGTCTTGGAAGGCCAATGCGTTGAGACAATACAAACAATCATCGATGTATGAAAAACATCTTTTTTGTTTTCCATCACCGTATATGATCGGCTGTTTTCCCTGTAGCATCCTATTCAACATTATACTCATTACGTTCCTAAATGGATCGTCATACTTCTGTCTAGGACCCACAATGTTATGTGGTACCGCTATAACATACTCTATTCCGTGTGTGTCGCAAAGATTTTTAAGCACATCCTCACCCGCTTTTTTGGCTATGCCGTACGGATCCTGCGGTCTACATTCATAATCTTCTTTGTAGGGTAAATCATCATGATGACCGTATCTTGCCATGGACGAGCAATACACGATTCGTTTGACTTTGTTGCGTATCGCGGCAGTGATGGTCGTGACCGACGCTTCAAAAATATTTCTAGTTACCAACACAGGAGAAAATACAGACAATCCTTCGTACGCGGTGGCGGCGGCATGATAAACTATATCACAACCTTCCATTGCTTTTGTGAGATTCTCCAAATCACAGCAGTCAACTTGATGAAATTCCACACCCTGTGGGACATTGTCAGAGTACCCACCGATCATGTTATCATTACCGGCAACCGAGTGACCTTGTGAC